CGTACAACTAAACTCCAATCCACCGGTGCACCTGTAAACAAGCGTGTTTTCTTTGCCTCAATCTTAGCAAATGTGGTTGGCTCATCTTTAAGATGTCCAGTAAAAACTGGGTAAGCACGCTGATTATTGGCATAGCATGATTCAATATGTCTTACTCTTTGCCAAACATCTTCAGAAAAATTACAACCATCAGGATACTTTTCATCTTTATCGTCAAATAAAAATCTCTGTTTGGACGTGTTCCATGGAAAACCCATAGATGATTTTCTATTAATTCCATCAATAAAAATTACACCTGGCAAACCATTAACACTCGATTTATCACTAAGCATCACTAATTGGGATTCCCAACCTTGTGGTAAATTATTCAAGATGTCCTTTGTGTATCCTTCAACACACTTCTTGAGAACATTCCGGTCATAATGCACATTAGGTTTAACCATCTCAACAACATTTTTCCGCCATGGCTCCCAACCTTCCATAAAAGGTTTACCATGATTCACTTTAATACCATAGTGTTCAGTTATTTCATTAACCAATGGTGTTGTACAGACCCTACTCTTGGGTTTTGGTCTAAAACCAGCAAATGATCCATAAACATTAACTGTACCAACTTCCATCCAGCGAAAAATACTCTTATGATGAGGTTCAACCAATTTTACATCTTCTTTAAGACCTAATAAAGGCTTACCTTTACCTTGAATAATTGGTTTATCTGAAAAACGACATGAACACTCAAGTTCATCAATAACTTTCTTTGTGATCAAGATAAACCCAGCATGTTTTCCTTTACCAAGCATATGGATACCCATAATGATTGGACCACGTGGTGTCATACCAATAGCTAAAGATCCACACATACCAGATTTAGTATCTAAAGTACCAATACCATGATATATATTATGTTTACCGTGGTTTGGAATATCCATATCAGCAACGTATGTTAATGAAAAAACTTCATTAATAGTGACTGTACCATCTTCCTCACGTGTTAATTCAATACCGGTGGACAAAGGTAAATCTTTTTCACACCAAATATATGTTATATCCTTGAAAGGAGGCATACTTCGCACTTCCAACATAGCCACATCTGAATCACTTGAAAAAGCAATATCAGATTTATCTACATAAATTGTATGGTTGGGACCTAAACTTTGTCCTACTGAAACTTTGTAAATTGTTATTTTGTATGAGTCAAATTCATTTTCAAAAGCATGTTTATTAGTGAGTAAAAAATGACCACGCGTGAATACCCCACGCATCCAACGCGTATGATCAGTACCTTTTCCTCTAATAGCTAATAATACACAATTATTAGATAACAAATCGCGTACATCATTTTTGTCAAAATTAGCCATACTTTTAGAAGCGTTAGGTACATCAAATTCATTCAACTCTAATACCGGATTATACCAAACATTAGTTCTTTCAGTTTTTGGCAAGTCAGTTTCAACTGTATTATTTAGATTTCCTTGCATTTTAAGTGTATTATCTTGTTTATTCTTACCCTTCTTCACATTGTATGTGTAATAAGCTGTTAGACAAACAGACAAGAAACCTAAACAAATCAATATCATCTGCATTTGCTTTGAATTACCATTTCTCA